AGCAATGACCATAGCCAGCACGACGAACAAAGTTCCCTACAACGGGGCGGGCTCTGTAGGGCCTTTCTCCATTACCTTCCGGTTTTTGAAGGACGCTGATATTATCGCCACGCACGTCAGCACGGCGGGCCTCGAAACCGTGCTGACCATCACCACGGATTATACGCTTACCGGGGCTGGCGACCCCTCCGGTGGCACGCTGACGCTTACTGCCGCCCTGGCAGTTGGCGAAAAACTCGTCATCAAGCGCAGCCCGGCCATTGTGCAGGAAACAGACTACGTGGAAAACGCGGCATTCCCGGCTGAATCTCACGAAACCGCCTTGGACCTGCTGACGATGATTGCGCAAGACAACGCGGAGAAGATCAGCCGTGCCGTGTTGGTCCCGATCAGCGGCACGACAAGCCCTGAGGATCTTTTGGAAGAGCTCGCAACGGACGTTGCTACTGCGGAAGCGGCAGCGACCACGGCCACAACTCAGGCTGGCCTTGCCGCAACAGCAAAGACCGGGGCAGAGACAGCCCAAAGCCTTGCCGAGGACGCCAGGGACGAAGCCATAGCCGCAGTCAGTGGAATCAAGGTGAGCGCAGACGACACGACCCCAGGGCCGCTCGAGACAAAGCTGACTCTGGCGTCGAACTCCGGCCTTGTGTTCGCCACGACCTCGCCTGGGGGCGACGAGCGACGTACTCTTGCCGCAGACATAGGTACTACTGCGGGCAAGCTGGTGCAACTCAACGCCAGCGCGCAAATCCCAGCGGTCAGCGGCGCGCTGCTGACCGGCCTCACTGCCTCGCAAATCTCCGGCCTGGAGAGCGGCGTGCCCACTGGCGCGGTCATTGCCGTGGCGTCTTCAAGCGTGCCGACCGGCTTCCTGGAGTGCGACGGCGCGGCCATCAGCCGCACAACATATGCCGCTCTTTTCAACGCCATCGGTGTTGCGCACGGCTATGGCGACAACTCCACAACATTCAACCTGCCGGACTACCGGGGCCGCTTTTTGCGCGGCTGGGACCACGCCATCGCCCGCGACCCGGACAGGGCGTCGCGCACGGCCATGAACACTGGCGGCGCAACTGGCGACACTGTCGGCTCAGTGCAGGCGGATGCGTTCAAGAGCCATACGCATATTTCCCCTTTCATTTATGGAGCTGGAACAACTATTGGTAAAGACGTGACTGAGACTGGCTTTGCAGATTTTACTTATACAGATCGCCTCGTTTCATCCACAGGCGGTAACGAGACGCGCCCGATAAACGCGAACGTCATGTACTGCATCAAATACTAGGAGCGGGAATGAACGGATACAACTACAACCCGGCGACGGGCGAGTACATCGAGACAATCATTTTGCGCGAGTCTCCGCTTGAGCCGGGGATTTTTCTCGTGCCTGCCCATTGCACCGCCACGGCTGCGCCGGATGCCCCGGCTGGCTTTGCGGCGTGCTGGAACGGCTCGGCCTGGGAGCTGGTCGAGGACCATCGCGGCGAGGCGGGTTATGTCAACGGCGCGGCCTTCGTGATTGATGGCTTCGGCGCATATCCCGAAGGCTGGTCTGCCGCGCCGCCCGAGCCGGACCCGAACACGGGCATCGACGCGCAGATTCTGGCCCTGGAGGCGTTGCAAACGCCACGGCGCATCCGGGAGGCCGCGCTCACTGATGAGGGTAAAGCGTGGCTGGCGGATTTGGATGCCCAGATCGCGGTCCTTCGGGCGGCACGGAAACGACACCTATAAGGCAGTTCAAAAACTGATGAAAGAGCAGCGGGAGGCCCAGCAATGACCATAGCCAGCACGACGAACAAAGTTCCCTACAACGGGGCGGGCTCTGTAGGGCCTTTCTCCATTACGTTCAAGTTCGCCAAGAATGCTGATATTGTGGCAACAAAGGTCAGCACGGCGGGCGTCGAGTCCACGTTGACGCTCACCACGCACTACACGCTAACGGGGGCGGGTGATCCTTCTGGCGGTGCGCTAACGCTTGTCACGGCCTTGGCGTCCGGCGAAAAACTCATCATCAAGCGCAGCCCGGCCATTGTGCAGGAAACGGAGTACGTTGAAAACGCGGCATTCCCTGCGGAGTCGCATGAGGCGGCGCTTGATCTGCTGACGATGATTGCCCAGGACAACGCGGAGAAGATCAACCGTGCCGTGTTGGTCCCGATCAGCGGCACGACAAGCCCTGAGGATCTTTTGGAAGAGCTCGCAACGGACGTTGCTACTGCGGAAGCGGCAGCGACCACGGCCACAACTCAGGCTGGCCTTGCCGCAACAGCAAAGACCGGGGCAGAGACAGCCCAGGGCCTTGCCGAGGACGCCAGGGACGCGGCGATTGCGGCGCGTGACGCCATACCCGCCGCTGAGGACATCCTTACGACTCAAGACATCGGCGACACTGTCCAGGGCTACGATGCCGACACCATGAAGTCTGACGTGGTCACTGCCCGCACCCGCGCCCACAGGTTCACCCCCGCCGCAGTCACTGCGGCCAGCGGCGGGGCGCTCGCCATCGACTGCGACCTGCACGAGGAATGCACCATCACCCTGGCCGAAACAACCACAACCGTGGGAGCTGCCAGCAACCAGGCCGCTGGCAAGTACGTGGTGATCATCATCACGGGCACCACGGGCAAGGCCCTGGCCTGGAACACCAACTGGCAGGAGGACGGTGCCGCCTGCACCATCGCTGCTCCTGCCAATGGCGTGACGGACATGCACTGTTTCCGGTCTAACGGAACGAACATGAAGCACATCGGCAGCAAGCTGGCGGTGTAGCATGAGCAGCATCAATCCTCGCTTGTTTTTCTGGCCTCTCGGAACCCTGTTCGGCGACGGCAGATACTCCGGCAATGTAATCCAGGGTGGAAGCGCGTTGCAGCCCATCGATGGAGTCATCACTATCACCGGAGCCGCAACAATAGTCCCTGATGCCGAAACTGGTGCCAGCGTTGTCATGTGTGACTGGCTCATCGTGGACGGCGCTGGGGCCTCCCTTTCCGCTTCCACCAACAACAAGGGCCTCATCATCTACGCCAAGTCCGGCATCCAGTGCCTCAACGGCGGGCGCATCCACAACGACAAGCTCGGCAAGGCCGGGAACTTCGGTGACCTCACGGCTTATGGGCTGACCCCGGTGGCCCTCCAAGGTAAGCTCAAACAGGCTGCGGTGGAAGCCTACGTGGTGTCGGGAGAGGGCGCGGCAGGTGCAAATGCCCGATCGGTGGCTAACGCGACACTAGGCGGAAACACAGGGTCCGCAGCCTCCTCTATGCAGACTGGCGGCGGCGGTGGCGGTGGCATTTGGTGCGAAGGAAGCGCCTATGTCGGCAGTGGCGGTAAGGGCGGTCCGTGCTGTGGCGGTGCTGGCTCAGGCGGTACTCGCGCCGTGTCCGGGGGCGGCTCTGCAAATGCGGGCGACTATGGAGGCCCTGGCACCGATGGCGGTGTGTATATCGGCGGCGTGGGCGGTGGGGCCGGCGACCCAGTAGGTGCTGGGTTCCCCAGCGCACCCGGCACTGGTCCTGGTGGCGGGCTGCTTATGCTATTCAGCCGCGCACTGTTGATATCCAGCGGATGTATAGTTTCCGCTGACGGCGCGGCGGGTGGTGCAGGAACGTATGTAGGCGGTGGCGGCGGCGGTGGAGGTATTGTCAGTATCGTCACGCTAACGGATGGTTATGCCAACAGCGGGACTGTTCGTGCTTCCGGCGGCGCTGGTGGAACAGGTTCGTATGCAGTTGGTGGCGCTGGTGGGGCCGGCTCGGTAAACATACTCACTGGCTCATAGGAGGCCGAAGAATGAAACTACTTCATCATCCTGAAAGCGAACTATCGCGAAACCTGATGACTACCGCACCAATCGGGGTTGAGGTCATTGAGGGCCACGGAGAGTACACGGTGTCAGCCTATCCCTCAGTAGTAGTCACTCGTGACTCTCGCGAAGTGTACGAACCCAGGTACGATGATAGCGGCGGACTACTTGGCATGGAGCTTACTGCTTATCCTGAGTACGAGGAGATCATACGGATGCCCGCCTCGTGGGAAGCAGTGTACGACTACGTTAACTTCTCGTAACAACCAATGCCTGGATACAAGAAGGTCTGCAAGGAACTGTATGCACGATTTTCTTGACTCAACTACCTCGTACGCTGCCGGGGTGTCTGGCGTGAGCGGGATAGGATTCTGCGTGAACTTACCGATCTGGACACAACGATGCCTAGAGCAGTAGAAGACTTGTGCCTCGCCTTTCCTGACATGCACAATGCTCTGCCTGAACCCGCCCAGGGTGCCGTAGCTGTACGCGGCGTCCAGGATCGGGGTGATGAGCTTCATGGCGTTCAGGACGCGGGCGTCCACGACGAACAGCTTGCGGTCGGCCCACGCGAGAAGCTGCTGGCCGTCCTGGGTGTCGCCGATCTCGAAGAGGACGCCCGGGTAGCGGATGCTGCCCTGGGGGATGGGGTCATCCTCCGGGGCATGGGCTGGGGCTTGGTGGGGTTGGTGGTCATGGCTCTACGCCTCCTCGAAGTGCATACATTCGTCAGCGTGACGGCAACAGCACTTAGAACCTATTTCGCCGCCTTTGCGCGCCGCGAGGCTAGGCCGCAGCAATATTTTGCCGCGCACGCCGCTGCCGTCCGTCTTGATGTCCTCGCGGACGAGCGGTTCTTCTTCATCGTTGGACAGGACAAAGCGCACTTCGCGACCTTGCGGAAACTCGCGCAACTCCTCGATCAGCTCGGCTACTGTCATTCCGCGCATGGCTAGTAACCTCCTTTCGGATTCCCGCCGCGCCTCCCCGCCCTGGCTGGGCTTTTTTGTGTTTTCGTTCATCTTTCATCCTCCTTTTTGGGCGCTCCCGCGCTCTATGCCGCCCCGGTGTCCGACCGAGGCGGGAAGAGGGTGGGAGGCTAAGAAGCGATAGGCAGCTGTCCTAGCGCGTGTTTCTCCTCACCCATTTCAGTGCGTATCCTGGCCGTCTTGATTTCGGCGTAAAAGCTTTCGTTGATCTGCCCGGCCAACTTCGTGATACGGCTAGCCTTATCCAAATCAAGAAACCCGCCCTTCACGTCCTCCATCGCCAGGGCAAGAAAGTTCCGCAGGTCGCCTGTCGTTTTGATTTCTCCGCGCATTGGTGATCTCCTTTTTGAGTTTGTTGATGATTGACTGATTGCGCCTAGTCTCATCTAACTTTTTGGACTGTGCACGCATTGTATTTCTGCACCCTGTACAAAAGTATCCGTAAATAAATTCTTCCGGGTGCCATTTCCCGCGATCATAGTCTGAACTTACGTATTGTATTTTTTGTGGTGATCCAAAGCATCCGCAACGCTTGCACCTATATAACGAGCACGACATAGTGGGAGGATTGGACATTAATTTGCCAGAAAGGCTATCGTATTCTTCTTTTGATACCCCAACGCGTATTCCATACATAAGACAAGCCATGCAAACCTTATAGCTTGCGTACTCAATATATCGTCCGCATCCTGGGCATTTTCGCAACACGCAATAAGCAAAACCGTCTGTGCCGTGCACACTACAATAACGAGTGCCAAAATTATTCAGATCATACCCGTAATTCGCACAGTTCCTCCACCTGTCGCTAGGGTTGTCTGTCGCGATAAATGGGTAATCGCACATCGTCTCTCCGTTTGGCCCGCCCGCCGGGGGAGCGGGACGGGCCTGGTTGATGTTTTACGCCATGCTCGGCCCGTACTCCGGGCAGTCCTTGGCCTTGGGGCACTTGGCGCAATGGCTGGCCTTGACGCGGATTCCGTCTTCGTCGGGGCAAAGATAGGTGGGCTCGTCGGGGTCAGTATCCTGAATCGTTGCCACCTCCTGCCGCAGCTTGCTGACAGTAAACGCACCGTCTACGGTGGGCTCCATGTCATAAGTGTCCCTGATTTCCTCCGCCGTGTGCAGGCCCATGGCAATCTCCGGCGCGTAGGCCCGCACAAACCAACTGGCGGCGCGGTACATGAGCATCTGCTGGGGCATCGTCTGCCACTTACTGCCAGTCTTTGTGTACCAGCCCTCCTTCTTAGCCATGCCAATGCTGACCACAGTCCCGTCCAGGCGCTCTCCCGTTTCTTTCTCGACGGCCCAGGAGCGGCAGGACCAAGAGTCCTCGCCTTCCTTGCCGCCGAACTCATAACGCAGGGAGGAGAAGCGTCCGCACTTGTTGAAGCAGGCGATA